AAGGTATTGGTGGGTATCTTCCTATTACCGCGGTAACTGAAATTTTAGATTTACCCGGTTGGACAGGTGGGCAGTTCTTTGCCCAATACAAACCATTACCCGGCGGTACTTTAGAAGAATGGCAAATAGCGGAATACCCTTTTGCCAGTTTTCAAACGGCGGCTAACGCGGTTGTTCAACAACCATTAAAGATTAGCTTACAAATGATTTGCCCTGCACAAAATGGTGGCGGGTATGTATTAAAACAAGCTATTCTAAGCGCGCTTAAATATACTTTAGATCAGCACATATTGAGTGGTGGTAGTTTTACTGTTATTACCCCAGCATTTACCTATACAAACTGCCTATTAACGTCTTTAAGGGATATTTCAAGCCCTTCAGAAAAGCAAGTTCAATACACATTTCAATGGGACTTTACCCAACCTTTAATTACAGCCAGCGCCGCGCAATCGGTTTTAGGAACTTTACTTGAAAATTCAACCCAGCAATTAGCTTCATCTACTAGCTGGACAAATTCTTCTTTAATTTCCCCTACTTATGATCCCGCATTAGGATGGTCAACATAATGCCAACCTCAATACAATTTAGTCCTGCTATTAACGCTAATTTTCAATTTAATTGCACTTTAGATACACAACCACACACCGCGATAATTACTTGGAATAGGTACTCCCCAAGGTATTACATTAATATATATAACACCGCAGGGACTTTGGTTGTTACCAATCCCTTGATAGGCTCGCCCGATGATTTTGATATTGATTTGATATATGGCTATTTCATAACCTCTAAATTAGTCTATAGAGCCAGTAGTAACTCTTTTGTGATAACTCCTTAAATGCGCTATTACACAATTGTTATTACTCCTCCCACGGGGCAAACGGCAACAAGTTTTAAGCCAATTACCTTTACTAGCTTAACTTCGGCTGGTTTTGCTAATGGTTCGGCATTACAGGTAGATTTAGACTTATTTCAAGGTTGGTATCATCAACCAACTCAAAATGGGTACATAAAAATTAGTGGGGTTAATTTCGCTGATTTACAACAAGCATTTAATTTAAACCCTTTTGGCACAAATTATTGCGGTATTAAAGTTTATGTTGGTATGTCTAAAGGACTTCCATACGCTAAACCTAAACAAGCAGGATTAGTTATTGACGGGTCTATTTTTCAAGCCTTTGGAAATTGGCAAGGAAACCAAACTAGCTTAGATTTAATCGTTTCTGCCGCTAACTATATCCCAAATGAAGATATTAATTTAACTTGTAACTGGCTTAAAGTTCAAAATTTACAAGACGCTATTACCTTAACATTAAATACCGCGTATAAAGGTGTACCCGTTCTTGGAACTATTAGCCCTGAATTAAGATACACCGAAGATCAGGTAGGACAATATGATAATTTATACGCTTTTTCGCAGTATATTAACGAAGTAAGTAAGCAAATTAATCCCGCCAAAGACTATCAAGGTGTCGGTATTGCTTCAACTTCATCGGGCTTTTTACTTTATGACGGAACTACGCCACCAGCAGAAATAGTAAAAATAGACTTCACCGATATTATTGGCAATCTTACTTGGATCAATACTTATACAGTCCAAGCAAAATTAGTGATGAGAGCCGATTTAGATGTAGGAACTCTAGTGTCTTTTCCTAGAGGGTTACCTGTTATAAATACTGCTGGAAGTTATGCTCAAGTTAGGTATGATATTAGCTTTAACGGACAGTTTTCGGTTAATTCAGTCCGCCATGTAGGTTCAAGTCGTCAACCTGACGGCAACTCTTGGTGTACGATTATTGAATGTGTAATACCGGGTAAAGCATCGTGAGCTACGGACAAAAAAGACCTTTTGCCAGAACGATTAATGAGTTTGTTAATTCAAACATTAAAACGGCTAATAATGGGCTAGGTCAGATTTTGCCTTGCCGCGTAACTGAAGTAAACGGCGCAATCGTAACAGTAAACTTTGAAATTAAAGCTGGAAATCAAACTTTTGCGCCAGTTACTTGCCCAATTGCCGAATCGACTTATGTACGGATACCTGTACAAGTTGGCGATTTTGGTATTTGTATATCCGCTGATGTTCGATTAGGGGGGATTTCAGGGCTTGGGCAAGGAAAAGCACCACTAGGAAAACCATCTAATTTAGGCGGGTTGGTATTTGTTCCTATTGGTAATAAAAATTGGGAGTCTGTAGACCCTAATGCAGTTAATATTAACGCCCCCAATGGCGCAGTCATTAGGGACACCACAAATACCTCTTATGTAAAAGTTACACCTCAACAATTAGATATTCACTCACCTATTGTAAATATTAGTGGAGTAGCTTCTGCTACTATTTCTGCAACAGGGATAGCCACTTTAAACGCAAAAGGACTGGCGGTAATATCTGCTCCAGCGGTAATGCTAGGTCAAGCTCCCTATGGCGACTTAGCTAATCTTCCTGATGGCGCTGGAACTCTATTTGAAAGCACTATTGCGGATGGTGCTTCTGCTATCTACAGCAACCCAATCAGCAATGTTACAGATACTTTAATTAGTGCTTGTGGCGATTTACCAAGTCAGATTAATGATCTTGTTACTAGCGGAATTATTACCAGCGCAGACGCTTTAGGAATAAACGAATCTATTTCCGCTTTAAGCGGAACTGCAACAAATATGTTAAGTCATTCTAATCTATTATCAGGATTAGGTTCTATTACAGGGAATGTGCCAAATCTTAATAGTATTATTGGTATGGCTCAAGGGGCGGATTTTAGTGCTGGAGGTGCTTTTGGCGATACTTCCAGTTTAATTACTGGAATGACTACTTCGCTAACAAGTAGCCCATTACTAACATCTTCAACAGATTATTTAAATACTATTGTTGGCGGGTTAACTGATGGAAGTCTTACACCTTCTGCTGTTATTTCTCAAAATGGCATAAATGCTTCAAGCATAACAAGCTATATAAATGTCGATACAAGTGCCTATACAACCCTTCAAAGCAATCTTACTTCAACATCTACATTTTTAAATGCTGTTTCACAAGCACAAACCACAAATACTGGAATATCATCTTATATTTCACAAGTAATACCTTCAGGCAACCTTAACATATTAAAGACTGTTGGAATATGAGTGTAATCGTTACTTTAGGCTCTATGAGCAATCATGGTGGAACGATAATTACCGCAACCACTAATTCAATTGCAAATGGTGTCCCTGTAGCTAAAAATGGCGATTTTCATGCTTGTCCAATTAGAGGGCATGGAACAACACCTGTTTTTGGCGGTAGCAATGTTTTGGCTCAAGGCGTACCTGTTTTATCAACGGGGGCTGTTGCAGGATGTGGGGCGATAATTATTACTGGACAACCTAATGTATTGGTAGAAATATGAGAACTTATGGCGTAGACCCAAACACCCAACAATGGGTAGAAGTTACCGAAACAGGCTATATTTGGCTTGCAACTTTAGCTCAAACTTTACGCTTAAATCAAGGCGAAAGCCCTATTTACGGGAACTATGGAATTCCCGCGCAACAATCAGTTATGAGCCAAATTGCTCCTGATATTGCGGTTAATCGTACTCAATCTCAATATGCGCCTTATTTTTCGCAATTAACTGTAATTAAAGACCAAATTTCTATTGACCCTACATATTATATAAGAGCAATTTTTATTAATGGCACTACAATTAGCACAACAGTTGCTACTTAGGATATTACATGGCTCAAATAACTACGGCTGGAGCAATACCCGCTTCGCCAACAGACTTATTAAACGCTGAAATTGCGGCGGCAACTGTATTAGCACCGGGCTTAACAGCTAATTTACCCGGTTCTTTAGTAGAAGATATGGCTTCAACTGCGGCTGGCGCGGTGTATATACAAGACCAAGCTTTTGTAGATTTGGTTAACTCTATTAGCCCTGCAACTGCCAACCCTTCAATTCTTTATCAATTGGGGCAAGTCTATGGTGTCGAACAAGGTCAAGGTTCTAATACTTCCGTTTATGTTATTTTTACAGGTCTTGCTGGTTTTGTTATTCCTGTTGGATTTACTGTATCTGATGGTACTTACCAATATACAGTTCAGGATGGCGGAATTATTGCTACTTCTGGACAAACTTCTCCACTTTATTGTTTAGCAACAGTTCAAGGTTCTTGGGCTGTTCCATCTGGAACTGTTACGCAAATTATTACTTCTGTACCAGCAGGGTTTACCCTTACTGTTACTAACCCTGATGATGGTTTGCCCGGTCTTACAGCGCAAACAATTGCTTCTTATCAAGCTCAAGTAATGCAAGCTGGTATGGTAACTGCTCAAGGTGTACCTACTTTTATCAAAGCTCAATTACAAAAAGTCATAGGTGTACAAGCTAGGTTAATTTCTATTCGTCTAATAGCTACAAATCAATGGGAAATTATTGTAGGCGGTGGCGATCCTTATGAAGTAGGTAATGCTATTTTTAATAGTGTTCCAGATATTTCTAATTTAGTAGGCTCTACTCTTGCTGTTACTGCTATTACTACTGCAAATCCGGGGGTTGTAACTACCGATTTAAATCATGGCTATGCAACTGGACAAGTAATTACCATAGCTGGTGTTACACCAACTTGGTTTAATGGTAACTACACTATTACAGTTGTAACCGAAAAAACTTTTAGCTTGGGTGTTACTACAGTAGGTCATGCTTATGTAAGTGGCGGCGTTGTAACCCCTAATTTACGCAATATAACTGTATCTGTTGATGATTATCCAGATGTTTATAGCATTATTTTTGTAAATCCACCATCGCAAACTGTTAATATAACAATTACTTGGAATACTATTTCTACCAATTTAGTATCTCCAACTGCTGTAGCTCAATTAACAACCCCAGCTATTGTTGATTACATTAATAGTATTCCTGTTGGTCAACCAATTAATACTTATGAATTGCAAGATGCCTTTCAAAATGCAGTAGAACCCATTATTTCTGCAAGTCAAGTATCTAAAATTGACTGTGTAGTGGCAATTAACGGAATAGATACTGCTCCAACTTCTGGTACTTTTCTTATTTATGGTGATCCTGAAAGCTATTTTTCCACTAATGCTTCATTGGTAACAGTAGTTCAAGGTTAATATGCTTACACAAGTGCTTCCAAGCTACCTTTACCAGCAATATACAAAAGACCCCTATAGCGAAGATTTACAGGCTTTTTTTACTGCTTACAATACTGAATCACAAACTAGGCTAGATGCTACTAATGACTTAAATTTGCCTATTTATACAAAGCAAATAGCACCTTTATTAGATTGGACAGCTTATTCCATTTATGGAGTAACTAGACCAAGTCTTGGTTCTCCTGCTCAGTTTTCGCCTTTAGGCGTATATGACACAATTCCTTATGACATAAATGCTTATTCAAGAAATATAACAACTGGCACATCTAGTTTTTATGTTGTTGATGATGACATTTTTAAGCGTATTTTGACTTGGAATTTTTACAAAGGTGATGGTTTTCAATACACCACACAATGGTTAAAACGCAGAATTAAACGCTTTCTTTTGGGTGTAGATGGGGTTGATTTTCCAATTGATAATACTTATGAAATTAGTGTTACCTATGGTTCTGATAATGTAATAACACTAACAGTTCCAAATTATGCTGTAACTCCTATTTTTATATCAGCTTTGGAATCTGGCGTTTTAAATGTTCCATTTGAATACACTTATTTAGTAGATATTTCTTCAGGGGCAATACCTTGGAAAAACAATTCTAGCGCAACTATTGGATGGACAAATAGCTCAAGTATGCCAATTACTTGGTACACTCTCGTTTAAAGGATAATTTATGTCAGTTCCGTATACTTTTGCTTCCGCCTCATCAGCACTTCCTTTATCGGAATTGGATGTTAACTTTGCTACGCCCATTACTCTAGGCTCTCAGCCTATGATTTTAGGTAATACATATACAACAATAGCAGGGTTAACCCTTACAGCACCTACATTTACCACTCCAGCATTAGGAACTCCAGCTTCAGGAAATCTTTCAAACTGTACTGGAAGTCTTGCAGGTTGTACTGGATATACCTACGCTAATTTGGCTGGAACAGTACCGACTTGGAATCAAAATACTATAGGTAATGCGGCAACTGCCACTCTAGCTTCAACAGCTACTTATGCTACTACAGCAGGTAGTACTAATACTTTTGCCACAACTAACTTTTCTATTGCTGAATCTGGTGGTAAGCTATATTTTTATAATGGCGCAACAACTATTGCATCATTAGATTCTTCTGGAAACTTTATTTCTATTGCTAACATAACTGCATATGGAACACCATAATGAAAAACGGCATTGACTTTGTTTATGAATATTCTGATTTAAACCTTTTCCATACTAGGGTTAAAATTCTTACTGGCAAATATGCAGGTATTATTTTAGAGTTCGGGAGTTCTATACTTGCCCAAGTTGGTGATAAAAATACTTTTACTTTTGACTATACTCTTTTTGAAGTTCCAGATCAATTTCATTCTCCAAGATTAAGAACAGAGGGTGAATTTAATCAGTTTTTAGGCTACCTTTTAGTGGATGTTATTTCAACTAGAAATAGTGATCCGAAAGAAAAAGAAAAATTGGATGAAGCGGCTACCTATGAAGGAAAACAATATTCTGATATTAAAATTGATGAAATTTTTTACCCTAATTCCGTTTTAAAGGCAAGAAAACAACCAATAGCAGAAGGTTTACAGGGGTTCTAATATGACACTTAATTCTTCAGGAGCAATTAGTTTAGCTGGAGCAACTGCGGGGCAGTCTATCGCCGTAGAGCTTGGTTTAGGAACAACAACACAGATTAGCCTTAATGATACTGCTGTAAGAACTTTGGCTGGTGTTCCAAGTGGTGCAATCACAATGCCTACTAATTTTTATGGTAAATCAAATCGTGCAGTTATTAGTTATACCTTTACATCATCTACTGCAAATGCTTCATTAAATGTGGCAGGTATTAGTGGTTATCGTGCTGGTGTATCAGATATTACTGTGACTGTAAATAGTGGTATTTACTTGTATGCAACAACAAACACATCTACCTATGGTTTAAATCTTTCAGGTGGTACTACTGGCGATACTGTAATCCTTGTAAATAATGGATATATTGCTGGAAAAGGTGGTACTGGTGGCTTTGTGGCTAGTGGTGCGGCTGGTGGTCCAGCATTAAATGTGGGAATTGGGGTAAATATTACTATTAACAATACCAATGCTTCTGCGTATATTGGCGGTGGCGGTGGCGGTGGTGGTGGTGGTGCAACATCTAGTCGGTCTCCTGGTGGCGG